AGTAGTAGAACCACCAGTTGCAGTAGAGGTATCAAATTGATTATCTGCTGCGTATCTATTTGAGGAATCAAATAATGCATAAGGTTGAGATGTTCTTAATCTTCCAAATGCATCTACATTTGTTCCATTAATACTTACTGGCTGTGTAGTTACATTTACATTATCACAAGACATTAACAACCCATTCTCATATTATACCAACCGACTCTTTCTACTTCTTGTTTTAATTCTTCTTGAAAAGTAAAGTTAAGTTGATTTTTCATAGTCTCTAACGACTGAAGAACTTGTTGTTGATTATTTGGATCATACTCTGAAGTAGGCTCTGGAATGTAATTAGTTATTTTAGCCATTATCTTCTACCATCAGGTTGTATGTCTGCTCTAAAAGTTCCATATCTCCAAGTTTCTCCACTAGATAGATTAGCTATTTTTAAACTAGCTGATCTTCCTCTAGCACGTGTATCTATTTTTTGAGTACTTGATGTCACTGAAAAAGGTCCTAAAGAAGAACTAGCCGCTGTATCTGATGGATAGTCTTTTAATAAAATTGTAACCGTTGCAGTTCCATTTAGTCTTTGAAAATCAGGTATAAATCTTCTAACTTTTGTAAAATATTCTCCATCACCTTCTAAATGTATCATAAAATCTCCTGTTTCAATAAAAGAAGAAATTGTTGTAGTCACTCCATTATCCAATTGATCAGTCCCTGTTTCATGTTCCCAGAATGTAGCAGAACCAGAAGTATTTGTCACTCCTTGGATAATAGGAAAAGTAGGAACTCCTGTAGTATCAAAAGAAGTAGCATAAGGTTTATCAAATAGATGAGCATCGTAATAAGATGTTCTAGCTAAAGAACTTGTATACCAAACTTTATCTGAATAATTATATGTAACACATCTATCTATTTCAGTAGCTGTATTTGAAGGATAGAACCAATTAATTTCATTAAACAATGAATTGTGGCTAGCGTAAACTAATTTTCCAGCATCATAATTAAAACCTAAATCTCCTGGGTTAGCTGTATTAAATACAAAATCTTCTACCGAACAAGGTATTTTAACAACTGTTCCATTGTAGGCATTAAAAGAACCTGCATCATCCATCCAATAAACAACACCATCTACGAAAGCCATTGAATGTGAGCCCATTAAACCACAGTTAGATCCTACCTTTCTAATACTAAAAGTAAAAGGTGCTCCAACATACTGCATTGTATATGCTGCGGTATCAGTAAAAACTAAAATATAATCTTTCGCTCTTATCGCACCTACGATATGTGTTCCATCATCTATTCTAAAAGTACCTGCTGTGTTAACACTTGTTGGTTGATAATCACTATAATTTTCTTGATCAGAAAACCTAATTAACATTGGATCAAAAGTTGTGGTATCTCCAATTGTTGCTTCCGTTCCTAAATGTATAAAATGTCTGTCAGTGTCTGATACAACTGAAACAGTTGTTTTAGTTGGAGCGTTTGCCATAATAGTTGCTCTAACTGCTAAAGCATTATTATTATTATTTATAGGCTGCCATGTAAATGTTCTACCATTTAATGTAGTTGCAGTTAATATTTGTCCAAAATTATCTAAACTCCAGTTCGCTGGATCTAGTCTAACCGTAGAAGATAACGAAGATGCACCCCATGCAGTAAAGTATTCAACTCCTGCATTATCAACATGCGAAGCCGCAGAAGTTCCATTGTATCCTCTAGTACATCCGGTTAAATCATTTCCTGAAATACCTGTAAAACTTATAAGTTCATTGTCTATTTTAATAACTCCTGTTAATGGAAAACCTGCAGTAGAAGTTAAAGTAATAGTTGTAACTACAGCATCAATGGCTCCATCTAAAGTAGTAGTTAATCCAGAGGCTCCTCCATAAGCTCCTGTACCAAATCCAAAACCAAAAGTTTGTCCAATAGGACCTACTTTAACATATCTGTTTACAGTACATGCACCTGATGCTGCAACAGTAGTTCCAGCATTAGTTGCCATAGTTATTGTAAATGTATTAATTGTTGCACTAATTACTTCAAAAGTTTGGTCAGTAAAATCGGTTGCTGTGTATCCTGCACCAACTGGTGGAGTTACACTTGTAAAAGTAAAGTAGTCTCCTGCAATCATGTTATGGCCAACTAAGTTTACGGTGACCGTTGGCGAGGTGTCTGTAGTATCGAACGTTCCTCCCGTTTGCGCTGCCTCTAATGGAGTAATATCGTAATACGCTCCTCCATAATAAATATATAATCCTCTTTGAGACCCAAGTGCTATATACCTATTACCATCTAAATCTGCCCATTGATGTTGTGCTCTTACGCCACCGGCTAAGGTGTCTGTTGTAATAGAAGACCATCCTCCTACTTTTTCAGGGAACCCATAACGAAATCTTACAAAATCACCGTCTACGTATTGTCCTTCAGCAGCGGTATCTGTAATTTGTTTGTTAAACCCTGGTCTTATATTAATTAAATTCAAAGCCATAAGTTATTATATCATAACGTTTTTATATTTTGTAGACTAGCTTTAAAACGATTCTATGATCAATATCTGTATTAGTTGCTTCAAAATGAGATGTATCTGTAGGAAAAATTAATAATCTGTTTTGTACAGACTCAATTTTTTCCCCTCCTACAATTTTTGTATATCCATTATTTGTATTCATATATAATATAGCTGTTTCGCTTATTTCATTCAAATTTATTTTAGATACATCTGTATGCGGCTTAGTTTCCATTGTTTTGTGTGTACGATGTGTTAAACTTAACTTTGCTCTTATAACATCGGTATCGGAAATTTTTTTTTCATTAACTTTTGCAAGTTGTTGTAACAAGGGGGATAAAATTGGTGTTACCCAAAAACTTGTTTGGTTTTTTTTATTACCCAATTCCTCCTGTCGACTTACAAGATTATGTGTAAACTGTTTTTCACCCTCTCCTGAAAATACTATTGGTTGTTGAAGATACCAAGGGAAATTTACATCAGTTATTATCTTATATATCGAATAAAACTTTTCGTTATTTAAAAAATTATTTATTACTTGGACCATTTTTACTTAAATCTAAACAATCTTCCTCTCCGGTGTTCATTTTTTTTTGTAGATCACTATTAAAGTGCGAATTCCAATCTATTACTATTTTCATAAGAACATTACCAAAAATTTTTAAAGTTTCTGGAGTAAAATAAAGTTTTTTATTTTTACTTATAGTTTTAATTTCTTCTTCACTAAATTCCATCTCACAAGATCCGTCTTTATGGTTTTGTAAAAATTTCATTAATATATTTTCTTTGTTCCCCAATACATTCTTTTATCCATGTATTGATCTTTGTGTGGACCTTCCGCATCTACATAATGTAGAAATGCTCCTAAGTACCAATCTCCCTTAAATATTTCTCTATAATGCATTAATTTAGGGCCAAGATAAATTATAGCATCTCCAGGTTTTGTATTAAGCAAATTTCCATCTAAATAAAATGGCCACGAGGTACCATCACTTCCTATATGGATAGTCACACTAATTTCACATGCATCTCTATCAATATGTTTTCTTAATACTGCATGTTTAGTATGCATTCTCCAATAACTATAAGTTGGAAATAGTTTTTTTCCTGTTGCTTCTTCCATAATATTTTTTTTTGTTAAAAGAAGAGAATCAAATAAAGGGTCTCCATAAGAACTTGTGTCACAAGTATCTGTTCCCACAGGTTGTTTTCCTGTAATATCAAAATATTTAGAATTTGTACGATGAAAAATTTCACAATATTGATTTAATAAAATCATTTCTTCTTTTCCTAAGAAATTAGGAATAATTTTATAATTAAAATCTTTTCCTATAACGCCCATGCTACCACCGAATATCTTGTACCACTTTCTACTGGTGTAATACAATGAGGGTACATAAAATTACTTGGCCATATAACTAATCTATTTGGTTTTTTTTCTATTGCCATTTTACCTTCACTTCCAACTAATTTAAAATTTAAATTACCACCTTCAAAATCATCATTAACAAAATAAATAAGACTTAATGTTCTTGGCGTAGTTGGACCATGATCAGTATGAAATTTATAGTGACCACCTTTTTCATATTTTAAAATTTGTATGTCAATAACTGAACAATTAAAATTTGCCATATTAAAATCATTTATGTATCTATTAATATTTTCTTTAAATTTAAATAAAAGGAAAGAAGCCCAATGAACAGTCGTAAAACTTTTATCATATATATTAGATAATGTTTTTAATTTTACATTACGAACTTCAAGATCTATTTCTTGCCTTCCTTTACCAACTATTTCACCATAGTCATAATCTACATGTTCCTCGCAAATCTTTCTAAAAGTTTTAAGAGTGTCTTCCGGCAATACATCATCAAATATTCTTATATAAGAATTTAATTTATCCATTTCCAAAACTGTTTTTTTAAAGTTTACTTCCATGATTTTTTATTCCACCATCTAATTTTATAATTATTTAATATATTAATTTGTTGTAAAAATCTATTTTTTTTATAAATTTTATCATCTATTTTTTTTATTTGCATTTTCCAACTATCTCTTTTAAAAGGTATTACCTGAACATATGGAGTGCCTCTTTTTATAGTTGTTTTTAAAATTGGATATTTATCCCCATTTATTACTATCGGAAAATTTACTTCATAATTAAATACATCTGTGTCAACAATACCTGGAATTATTGAAAATCTGTCATCTGCGTTATTCATTGGTGGTAAAAATAAACAGGAATATCCAGGAGGTGTTTTTATTATCCAAGGATTTATTATCTTATAAAAAGATAAATTTTTATTTTTTTGGCTAAAAGGACATTCTTTACCTACTTGTTCTTCAGGGTGTACTTGTGTGTGTCCATAAAAATTTATATTTAGGTTTTCCATATGTTCTTGAGTAAGAAATGTTCTAGTATTTTCATATTTTGTAACTCTCTCTTTCCCTTTAATTAAATTATGATTTATGTAATAATCAACAGGAATTTTTAAAATATAGCCACTTGTAAGTGTATCTAAAAAAGGCATACACCCTTTTATAGTTCTATTTTCAATTGTGTGTTCAAGTTTTTTATACCAATCCGGTATATTTAATTTACAAGGTATTGGATGAATATCTTTATCTTCAATAATTAGTTCTGTGGATATAAATTTTATATCATTTGATAACATAAATTCCTTATAACAATTTTTAAGGAATTTGTAAACAGTGAAAATAAGTTATTGAATTATCAGAGCAGTATTTTTCCCATGAAGAATTAATAGGGTAAGTAATTTCGTTTGTACCACTTACAATATTATCTAAAAATAATTTATATGTATTTAAATCATTCCACATTGGATTATCATTATTTAGTTTTTGTTTTAAAAATGCATTAAGTGAAGGTAGAACACTTGATGATAAATATGAAAAAAGTGCTTCAGAATCTGCAAACGATATTGGATCTAAGTTTTCATAAACAACGACATTGTTTATTAAGCTAGCCTTTTTAAAATTTTGTCTAATAGAATTATAATCTTCGTCTGAAATATCTTTCGCAATCAAAACACTTGGCTCAATGTTTAAATTTAAAACATTAGATTCTTCGCCTATTTTTATGATATAACCTTCAGTATTAAAAAATATTTTTTTCATAATTATCCTCTGTCATCAAAAATTGCTATTACACCTGGGAAGCCAGGGGTTCCTGGTTGAGTTGGATACCCAGACCCACCGCCATTACCTCCTTCTCCTATTTCTTGATCTAATCCAAACAACATGTTTCTCGATAAAAGTTCAGTATTTGCTCCAGGAGCAGTTCCTGGATTTCCAGGGTTCCCTGGGGGATTTGGTCGTCCGGGCCCTTGATCTGTTCCAGAGCCACCACCATTACCTCCATTAGCAGTAGCTAAATTTGTAATAGTCGCAGGTGCACCTGTACCTCCAGACCCACCGCCTGCTCCTACACTATAGGAATAAGCAGTAGCTGATGCTACGGGGCCTGAATAAAAACCGAAACCACCTGATCCACCTTTACCTCCACCTGAACGTCCTCCGCCTTGGCCACCACCGCCACCAGCAGCCCCAAGGTACGCTTGAAACTTAGCTGCTGCAGGTCCTGAAGTATAAGTCCCTGAAACAGGTCCCTCTTGAAGAAGAACAATTTCCATATTCGCTGCACCTGCTCCTGAAGACGCAGCAGTAATTCTACCTTGTGCATCTACAGTTAAATTTGTTGCAGTGTAAGCACCTGCAGTAACTGCAGTATTTGATAATTGATCTGGGCCAACAGCGTCATTTGCAATCTTAGAAGTTGTAATTTGATTGTCTGAAATTTTAGCACTTGTAATTTGATTGTCTGAAATTTTAGCACTTGTAATTTGATTGTCTGCAATCTTAGCGCTTGTAATTGCATTATCTGCAATTTGCACTGTACCTATAGTTCCCCCTAAAGTGTTTAAAGCAATTTCATTTAAATTTGTTCCATCAGAATAACAAGCGTGAATTCTAGAATCATTAGCTATGAAACCAGAACCTGATACAGTTTTAATAGTTAAGTTAGTTGCATTTGTAATTGCACTACAGTCAAATATATAAAATTTTTCTATTCCATCTGGAATAGTTACAACTGAAGCACTGTTTAAAGTAATTGTGTTAAATTTAATTATCATGTTTCTTGCATTTGACAAAGTTGCGTCTGTCATCTCAAGATTTTCAGTTGCACCATCTACTAAAGTAATACCTTCAAACCCTGCAATAGCTTGTTGAATTAAATTTAAATTTGAATTTGTTTTATCTCCCCATGTACCAGCGTTTTCGCCAGTCACCATAAGTTCTAAACCGAGATCTGAATAACTTGATGCCATAAAATTTTAAGCTCCTGTTTTTTATATATTACAATATTACTATAGTTATGCTGCTAGATCAACCGGTGTCCAGGTAACTTCTGTACCTACATCCACCTCAGCCCATGCAATTATATTAGGATTAGCCGCTGTAACTGTCAAGCCTATGCCTGTAGGAACTACTGTTGCTCCCCCTGTAACTATTACGTTTCCAGGTGTCGCATAAGTAGCTGAAATTCCAGATACGTCATATCCTGATATTGTTGTACTATTTCCAACAGATAAAGTTGCTCCTATTCCTGTAAGTTCAACTAATCCATCCCCTGTAATATCTTCATTACCTATTGCAGTTTGAAGAGAGACACCGGTTACCGGTACTTCTGTTTTTAGTCCTGCTTCAGCATCTCCTATAGCAGTAGATAAACTAATACCTGTTAAAGATACAAAACCCGTACCTGTTAAAGATACACTTCCTAAATTATTCTCTAATAAAAAGCTATGAGCTATTTCAGTATCTGAAGTAGCAGAAGTTCCGACTGGTGTAATGTCTGCTGATAACTCAATTCCAGATACAGCTACAACTACATCTGTAAATGCATCTTCATTTCCTGTAACTACTGATAAAGATATACCTTGTAATTGAACAGAATAAGCATCTCCCCATGCCATGCTTCCCCAAGCATCTCTACCCCAACCTGCTCCAATTAAGAACTGATCATCGATAGTAACTTGTCCGGTAGCAGGGGCTAAAGAAGAACCTACAACAGGTGTTAATGGAGCACCCTCTGAATTACCTATAGTGTTAGTAATTAAAAGACCTGTTGGAACCACATCTGCTGAAGCTCCAGCAACTGTTTCTTGAATAACTGTTTGTAAAGAAAGCCCTGATACAACTACAGTAGCGTTTCCACCTACTGTAACTGAATTTATAGTATATGATGCAGATACGGATGAGGCATTGACGAATTCGTCCCCTAGGTCTCCCCAGTTAGACGCTCCCCAAAATTTACCACCCCATCCAGTATCCGACATAATTCATAACTTTGTTGATTACGATATTCTAATAATTGCTTGAGTATCGTTTGCATCAGGGAACTGAATAGTAAATGTTCCAGCTGTTGCAGTTTTGTCTCCACCAAAATCTAGTACACATACAGATTTATTCGCTTCAGATGTATTATAAATCAAAGCTCCTCTTGCTGTTAATGTAACTCCAGTGAATGATAAATCATCAAAGTCTGTGAAAGCTGTAGTTCCGTTTACAGAAACTAAAGCGTTAACTAGCGTTCCGCCACCGGCTGCGTATTGACCAGTGTCTGGCACTTGTCCACCAATACCTGCTGCGTATGAAGTAGTATCAGCTCCGATAGTTGCTGCACTTGTGTATAGTGCTAATTTAAAAATATTTCCGCTAGTAGCGAAATTGTGTAAACCATTTAAAGTATCTTCTTTAAAAGAGTTTGTGATTGCATTTGTAGTAATAGCCATAATTTTTCTCCTTATTTAAATTTTTTATGGTGATGGAGAAGGCACTTTAACTCGTGGCACCCCATCGGTGTATTCGTCTCTACGTCTTCTGCCCATTTGTTGTAAAGCAAAAGATTGTATTTGTTCATTATACTTGTCTGAATACAGTTTGTACATATCAGCAGGTCCTTTTAGATAAGAAAAAGACTCAACTAAAACTCCATACAATAATAACTGTTGTTGATTAGTAGACAGATAAGTGGTGTTAGAACTCGTAAAATGAGGTGGATATATAATATAGTTTATTTGAACTTGTCCCGCTGCTGCTGTAGCATCTGGTGTTGGAGCAACCACGATATTGTTCTCATCCCAGTTTGCGTAGTACAAAGGAGTCCCTGTAGCTCCATCATTGTTATATTCAGATATAAAACTTACATCTCTTTTTTCTAAAAACTCTCTGTTTCCAGATATAATAGTTTGCACTGATCTAAGTAAAATTTGATCTGAAGGCATAGAAAGATACCTTTGACCAGCAATAAAACTAGATGTTGAATATTTTCTTAAATCATCATAATCTACTTTTCCTGCAATATCTAATTCTGTATTAGTAAGAAACTGATCTATTAAAGTATCTGTTAACACATTAGAATCTACTTCTGTGTAATCTCTTATTTGAGTTAAAAAATTTGTATAAGTAATTGCCATTATGAAATCTCCACTGTTATTTGTCCTATCTGAGTTCCTATTTGTCTTGCTCTATTTTGAGCAGAACCATCATCTGGCTGCATTCCTTCTGAACTAAAAGCAAACATTCCAGGTAAAGTTAAATCCACTGTAGTAAATCTAGATCCTCCAGAATTAAATGTAAAATCTTGTGCTCTAGGATTCTGTAAAGCTATAGCA